ATGAACTGCGCCGCGAAGTATCCGCGCACGCTGATTTGACGGCCGAGCACGTCGGGCTTTTCGATACTGACCATGCCCTTCATGGTTTCGTACACTTCGAACCCGGCGTAGGTGCCGGCTGCGTTGCCCAGTGCGATGAAGTCACCGGCGAAGTTCAGGCCCGGGTCCACGACCAGCGAGAGTCCGACAGGGTTGGCTGCGGTGCTCGTCGCTGACATGACGCCGGAGGCGTTCATCGGGTTGAGTGTTGGAAACAGTGGTCGCTTGTCGCCGTCCACCAGGGCGCCAACGGCTTGGAATCCTGGCGTGCCCATAATCAGGTGCGTTGGCATGACGCGGCCCGACGCGAGAATCGCGGCGGCGCCTTTGTACACTTCGGCAACGAAGTCCTCCGAAGTGCCGTCCCACGTTCCAACTTGCTGCGCGCCGCCAATGTTGTTGGCAAATTGCGTGCAGGCGTAGTTGCCGGTCTGAATTGCGTACTGGTTGGCCATGTCGCGCACGATGATTTCGAGCGCGGCGGGGTCCGAGAAGTCCACCGTCTGTTCGGATACCAGGACGGTACCGCCGAAAGTGTTCTTCGTAACGACGATGTCGTCCACCAGCATGGTCGTGGAAGAAAGGCCGGTCAGTTCGTTGGCTTGCTGTGCCACCGAAGTGTGCGTGACAATCTTCGGACGAATGAACGTCTTGCCGCTACCTGGCATTGGTCGCGCGCCAAGCGCGGTGACCAAAGGACGAAGTGGTGCAATATTGTCGAACGTAGGTCCGAGAATCGGCACCGGAATCACGCCAGGAAAATCTGTGGTCGTTTGGTCGCCGGCTGCTGCTGCGATTGGTGCGTGGTGCGCCTGGTATGCAGCAACTTCGCGTCGTGCAGCTTCGGCGCTTTCACCGCCGCGAACGTAAGCGGCCATGTACTCCGCGACGCTTGGCAGTTTGCTTGGCACGCGCTTTACTTCGGCCCATACGGGTGCGGTTGGTGCAGCGGCGGGTACTTCGCTGTGGTTGGTGGCTTCGGTGTTCATGTTGTCCTCCGTGTTGGTGCTGCTAGTCGCCACACTAGTGGCAGCAACCTGCACTATGCGAGCATCTTCGAACGCGGGCTCGGCAACCACCGAAAGTTCGCGCCACTTGGCCTTGGCGATTACCAGCACGCCGGCGTCGTCGAACTCTGCCTCGATTGGGTCCACGCCTACGGATACCGAGTCCAGGGCGCCGTCTTTGACTAGTTCGAGCACGTCGTCGCCGGCGCGGCTTGCGCTAATGCGGGCGCTGAACGCCATGCCGTCGGGGGTTTCGGTTCGTTCGGTCACGATGCCGATGACGCGGTTAGCGTCGTGCTGTTCGAGTAGGCGTGGCGCTTTGCCGTCGGTTGGCAGACTGCCGGCCAGGAACCGAACTTTGCGGCCGCCGGATACGGTGGCTTGCGTGTTGTACGGTACGGCAAGACCGCTGATTGTGCGACGCGGTTCGCCTTCGCCGGTTTCTGCGGCGACGCTGACGCGCCCCGCCGTAAGTTGCAGTGGTGCTAGTGGGTTAGTCGTCATCGTTGCTATTCCTTTCGGGGGTTAGTGAACTGCCGGAACCGGCCGGGGCAGCATCGTCCGGCCGGTCCGACAGCCCGTTTTCTTCCAGGTAGGAAGAAACGTCTAGTTCGATATATCGGCCGCGAGGCGTCACGCTTGGCATTGAGAAAGTCTGCTCGATGCAATCGATATACGGTTTGGCGCCGAACAGGTAAAGGTCTTGGCGGGCTTGCTGTGCGTTCTGGTATGTCATGCCACTGCCAGCCGGGGCGCCGACAAGGTAGGGCGGTATGTTGGCGACGCGAGAAAGTTCCACCGCCTGGTAGGTGCGGGCGCTCACTAGTTCCATTTTTGACGGGTCGATGCTGCTCTCTACCCACTCCACGTATTCGTTGAGGGCGGCGACGCTGCTGTTCTCGCGTGCTTCACTCCATGCAGCTGCAAGGTCCGCAAGGTCCTGGCCGGACATAGGTTCGCCGCCGCGTTGACGAAGATATCCGGCTGGCACTTCCATTGTGGCGAACCGTTCGGCTGCACGGTCAAGGCGTACGGCGGTGTTGATTGCGCGCGAACCGGTGGCAAGTAGTCCTGGAATCGGGCTGAGAAACTGCACCACGTCGCGGGTGTCGAGGCGTAGTCCTTGGAAGTAAATCTGCGACGACGGCCCCCACCATTGGTACGGCCCGGACTGGTCAAGCGTCTGCACGTTGTTGGCGGGTATCCAAGTAAACGCAACCGGAAAGCCTTGGCTGTTGCGTTGCGTGACGACGGCGAACGCGCGTCCGAAGAACATAAGGTCGTCGGTCAGGTTGGCGAGGAAAAAGTTGCGCGTGACGTTCGGGTCGGGTTGCACGAACCAGGTGTCCGGTGGCAGTTCGATGCGTTCGTAATCTTCGCCGTTCCATTGTTTTGCGTACTGTTTTATTTCTAGGCAGGACACCATGCCTACGATGAGGTCGCGCGCGCGTGAGATTGTCGGTATGCGTAGCGCGTTTATTCTGTCGGCGCTGCTCGTGTAGTTGACGAAGTTTTCGACCAGTGGATTGCCGGCCGCCGCCGCCGCGATGGCTGTTTCCGGACGAAGTACTTGTTCGACGACGGGGCGGGCGAATAGTTTCACGGTCTTATCTTAGGCAACCCGACGCGGGTTGCTCGTGGCAATTACGGCGCGGCGCACGTTGCTTTGCGGTTTCGATGCCAGGGCGGCCGCCCAGATTAGGCAACGGCACAATTCCACCGGGCCGGGTGATTTGGCGGTGCTGATTGCGATACTGCCAGGCGTGCGAACTGCGACGGCGCGCCCGACGTGTTCTTCCAGCATTGTTTCACCGGTGTGCAGTACGCGACGTTCGGCAATCATCTGCTTGACAACGGCCGTCCACCGGCTGATTTCTTGGTAGCCAACAATCATGCGGCGGTGGGCTAGGTCGGTCGGACAGTGCGCGTCAAGTGTCGGCGTGATTGCCAACAGTACGCCAGGGTTGGCTTCTAGTTGTTTTCGTACTGCGGCCCAGAATGTCGGCACGGTGTCGGCCAGTAGAGCAACGGTTACGGTGGGCACGTTGTCGGCGTTCACGTTGCAACGAACCGCGACGTAGCGCCCGTCGTCAATCGAAACTTCGCAAGCCAGTACGCCACCCGGTAGCGGTTTCTTGTCGGTGCGGCACGCTTCGAACATTCCAGGCGCCAGGAACCCGGCGTCTGTCTGGCACCAGATATTGACCGAAGAACGTAGGAACCCGGCCCGGTTGGGGGCGGCGGCTTCGCGTTCTATGGTGCGAAGTGTCAGCGTGCCTTTCGGGTTGCCTTCATGCACTAGCGCCGGGTTGGCGTACTTCCACGCTTCGGGCGTCATCGGGTCCAGTTCGGGCGGTGGCGAATATTCGAGTAGCAACGTGCCGTTGTGTTGCCCGGTATCTATGGCGCGGATAGCCGCCTCGCGGTGCGTGAGCATGGCTTTGCTTTCTTCGGTGCCGGCCGTTGAGTAGAACAGTGCCAAGGGGTTGGCGACGGCGCGTTGCGTCGGCATGAACCCTATGTCGAGGGTGTCAGTATCTACGCCCCATAGTTCGTCCACGATGAGCAAGTCCACGCCGGCAAGGCCGTGCGGCGCTTGCGGCTTTGCAGCTTTGACAATCCACCGGCTGTTGGCGTGGCGTACTTCGTTACGGCCGAACGTCCACGACGGCTTCGCCCCGAACTTGTCCTCAAGTATCGGGGCAAGTTCTTGGAACAGTGCAACCGATAGGTCGAGCCGGTGCGCGGCGCTCACAATTTTCACCGGGCGGCCCAATATCTTCGGCCACTCCATAAGGGCCCAGCCAATAGTGGCTGCAATCAGGGTGGACTTGCCATTTTGCCTGGCGGTGCTCACTAACGCGGTACGGTTGCACCAGTCGCCGGCTTTGTCATACGACAACTGACGCTCGAGCGCGTACTTCTGCCACGGCATAAACGTGACGCCCAGGTGTTCTTCGGCCCAGTTCTCCACGTCAGGCCCATACGTGCCGGCAACATTCGGCACCATTGTTTCGAGTCTTGGCCGGTTCCAATCGCGTTCGGCCGGTTTCTTCTTCTTCCTTGCAGAGACACCGTTGCA